ATATGACTTTTATGACATCTTCTAAAGATTATAAAATTTTATGTGATACCCATACTTTATTTCAAAGAATGAGGAAACAAGGAATAAAAACACCCTTTATATTTATGGGCATTTCATGAATTAATAAAAGAACTAAGGAGTGATACTGGAATAGTACGTGATAGTGATTTAGCTATTTGGTGGGGTAATGTTAGTGAGTCAACAAGATATAAAATATTAAAATCTTTAAAAAATTTTAAAATTATTGACTTTTTTAAAGATGATAAAGACAAAAGGCAACGGCGAATTATTATCCTTATAGAATACTCAGATACTTTATATCAAATTTAAAAACTAAAAATAACTAATCCCATGACCCCACAAAGACAACAAGACATTAAAATAGTAGCTTCTCGAATACAGCGAATATTAAAGGGTTCAGACGGCCTAACTTATGCCAATTTTACTGATGATTTAGAAACTCTAATCAAATTAATTCTGGAAGAGGAAAAGGGTGAGTAAATCAGCTAACATATCCTATGTAGATTTTCAGAAGAAGAAAAATATCAGTGAAAAGGATATTTATAATACGTGTTATGATAAATGGCTTGATATAAAAAGGGCTTGCGATCCATCAAAGACAATAGCATATGAAGCTATTACATTTATAGCAGCTATAGAATTTCTTTTTTCAAAGAATCCTGATGAAGTTATTTTTAATAGTAAATTTCTTCAATCAAAATGTAAACAAGGAGCAAGACAGCGTAGTAGGTTTTTAGCTCAATTAGCTGATTTATACGAGATAGTATTTCACACCTCATATAATTATAAAGAAAAAGAATATCATTTTGTTTATTCTGCAAAACGCACTAAAGATTCATTAGAAATTTTAAAAAATCCAAAAGAATTTTATAGAAAAAGTGCAATAAAATTAGTAAAAACCCCTGACAAAAATGACTTGCATACAAGTCAAAAATGTCTGGTATACCCGACAAATTTGTCTGCCATATACACCTCCAATGCCTTTTCTTCTCAAGGGTTGCAGGAACATAGAAACTTAATAGAAGAAGATAAAAACTCTAATAAGAGTTTTTTATCTTCTCAAGATATTATCTTAAAGCAAGAAATAAATAATATTATTACGCCCGCGCGCGAGGAAGAAAACGCATCTTTTGCGCACAGCTCTTTTTGCAAGCCTGCGCAAGATGCTAGCGATATACCAAAAGGAGACCCTATCCCTGCTAACAACAACGAAACTTACGAAAAAACCACTATGAACCAGAAAGAAACGCTAACGGCTAGCGATAGGAAAATGCTGCTTTCAAAAGCTTTACTTGGGGCATTTGGCCAAGAAGAAGCCAATTTATTGCAGGATGATTGCGAATTTATCGAGCTTGAAGCTGACAAGGTAAAAATAACGATTGGGAGTAAGAAAAGCTTAAACGACCTTGAGAAAGATAAAATCTGCAAGTCTCTTAAAAGCGTTTATGGGGAAGATGTGCGTATTGTAACCGGTAAAAGGAAATGCAACCTGAGTCGGTCACAAACTGTGACAAACTGTCACGACCTCCCAGCTCCTGAATTAATTACCAACGTACGTGCTAACAACTCAGAATGGTTTACGTTTAGACAAAACCTGATCAGAGTGCTTACCAAACGTCATGAGGAAAAAATAGCCCAGCATATTGTAAAAAACTGGTTTGATAGGCTTGGTGTTAGTGAGTTATCCAATTCTCAAAGGTTAGTGATGATAGCAGATTCATTTTACATTCACTGGATTGAGAACAATTACGATCATGTGGTAGAGGAAGCGGTTTGTTTAGGTAATTTTACTGTTGAATTGCATTACAAGGGAAACAATGAAAGACCACGGGTTTATTGCAAAGAATTAATTAAGAGGGGCAAGAAATGAGAGACAGTGCATTAATAGAAATCATAGGCCACGTTGGAAAAGACCCGTCCTTTCCAAGTCCTGAAAAATATCCGGATTTTGTAACTTTTGAGGTAGCGGTTAGTAACAATAAAAAAGAGGTTAGCTGGTTTAAATGTCAAACAAGCTCAGAAGCCTTGGCTAAGGTAGTTAAATCGTATGTTAAAAAAGGGGATGGGGTATTAATTAGAGGGTATCCTAAGGCTAATGCTTATGTTGGTAAAGACGGGAAAGCTAAGGCTCAGTTTGAAATATATATTAATTATATCAATCTGTTAACCAGTAGCAAAGATAAGCCAAGTAATAACGAAATGTCTAAAGAAAATTACATAACTCAGATAGAAGAGCTATCAAAACTTGATGATGATATCCCATTTTAAATTAGAACGCATGAGTAGACAAATTCAACAACAAATCAGTGTTTTATACGACCTTTTAACTAATAACAATGATTTTAGCGAAATCAGACATTGGCTTGTAAATACTTCCATGGGCCAAAATGAAAACTTTGTTGCTTTTAATTATCAGCTAAATATTCAAAGACAGGTTGCACGAAAAGATTTAAACAAACTATCGGAAACTACAGAAGAGATACAGGCACTTGTAAATCAATGTCGGCAATTGGTTTTAATTGAAAAAGAAAAGGACGAAAACTTAAAAAAGCATTATAAGCAGTATTCTAAAAAAACAGAGAAACAGGATGATAACAAAAGAAATACTTGCACAGACATTTGAATATAAAGACGGAGAATTATACTGGAAAGAATCACCAGCTCAGGGTGTTAAAGTAGGCCAAAAAGCAGGAACACGAGCAAAATATGGCGATCTTGTTGGGGTTAAGGGGAAAAGATTTTATAAACAGAAACTTATATTTACCATGTTTTATGGTTATTACCCAGACACGATTATTTTTAAAGATGGCAATTGTTTTAATTGCCGTATTGAAAATCTTAAGGAAGTAACAAGAGCTAAAGCTTTAACGAAATCAAGAATTAGAAAGGATAATGTATCAGGATATAAAGGTGTTAGCTGGTCTAACTCACGTAAGAAATGGGTAGGTGTTATTGTTAGGGATAAACAAAGAAAACATCTAGGATATTTTGACGATAAAGAGATAGCTAATGAATTTTATCAAAAGGAAGCAGCTAACTATAATCAATATGAGGGAGAAAATGAAACAGAAGTGCGAAGAAATTATAATTAATCAGTATTTAAAGGGGAATATTAATAACGAATATAAAAATGCAGCGTTATTAGAACTAGAGGGAAATGAAAAAGAAATGTTAATAGCTCTTCTTGAAAAAGCATTAGAATCAAACTACTTAGAAGAGCAGCTTAAGCTATTACAAAACATATATTACGTACACAAACACGAAACTTTAAAAACAGAAAACGAAGCTTTAAAAAAAGAATTAAGGGAGATAGAAAATGCACTATTCGAGTAATACTGAAAACATAATTGATAAAATACGAGATGAGATTGATACGTTAAGTTTTTTATCTCAAGCACCGAAGAATGAAGCGGTAATTGCTATGAAAATGCTGGCAAGTTCCTTGGTAGAGGATTTAAACGAAATGCTGAAAAACATAAAGTATCAGGGAGAATAAAAATGGGAAAAAAACGCTCCTATAAAGTGGCATACAGCTAATATAAAGTTATCCCAGTTAAAAGAGTATCCTGATAACCCAAGGAAAATAAGCAAGGAAATGTTAGAGAAATTGGTTGCTCATATAAAGGAAGATGGATACCACCAAAGAATTATAGTAGATAGCGACTATACTATTATCGGAGGGCATCAAAGGAAAAAGGCTTTATACATGGCCGGTTTCGATGATGATACTGAAATAGAAGTGTTAATGCCTAACAAGAAACTTGAGCCCGCAGAAATAGATAGATTAAATATTAGAGATAACCTAGCGTTTGGTGAATATGATTTTGAAGTATTAACAGAGCGGTTTGATATGGACGAGCTAGTATCGTTTGGTATGGATGAGGAAATGCTCGCTCCTATATTCGATAAAACCATATTAGAAGAAATAGAAGAAGATGAGGAAATAGAACTACCAGAAGAAGCTACTTCCAAGTTAGGTGATATTTATATACTTGCGTCTCATCGTTTAATGTGCGGTGATTCTACTAATCCGCAGCATGTTGAAAAACTAATGGAAATGGAGCAAGTCCGATTTTAATGGTAACTGATCCTCCGTACGGTGTGGAGTATGATCCTAAGTGGCGGGAAGGATGTGATTTAGGAGTCGGGGAGCGTTCTAAAGGTAATGTACTAAATGATGATAGATATGACTGGTCCGATTCTTATTCGTTATTTACCGGCGATGTAGCTTATATCTGGCATAGCATCTAAATATACACATAAATTTGCCGAAAATTTGGAAAATTGTGGCTTTGATTTAGTTAACCTTATAATTTGGCATAAGCAGCATTTTGTAATTAGCAGAGGTGATTATCATTATCAACACGAACCCTTATGGTATGCAGTGAAAAAAGGTAAACAACACAACTGGCAAGGAAAACGTGATCAATCTACTGTATGGGAAATTGCTAATAATAATTCATTTGGCAATAGCAACAAGGAAGAAACCTTTGGACACGGCACACAAAAACCAATTGAGTGCATGCTTCGGCCTATACTTAATAACTCTGCGCAAGGTGAGAGTGTATATGATCCATTCGGTGGTAGCGGTACTACGTTAATTGCTTGCGAGAGGTCAAAGCGTAATTGTTATATGATGGAATTATCCCCTATTTATGTTGATGTTATAATAAAGAGGTGGGAAAAAGAAACTAATAAAAAAGCTGTATTGTTAAATACGTATACTAGTATACGTGAATAAAAAATTTAAAAATCGGTTTATTATTTTAATAAATGTATAAAAGGATATATGGCAAAAAAAAAGAATCCAGGAGGGAGACCAAAAGATTCAGTAAAAAATTTTACTGATGAACAAGTAGCACAAGTAGAAGCGTTATCTGCGTATTTATCAATACATGATATTGCTTATTTTTTCAATGTATCGGAAAGAAGTTTTTTTGATATCAAGAACAGAGACCCAAGAGTAGAAGAAGCTTATAAAAAGGGAAAGGCAAAAGCTATCAGTTTTGTTGCCTCCAAGCTTATGAATATAATTAGGGAAGAGGAAAATACGCCCACAAAATTAAGTGCTATTATTTTTTATTTAAAAACGCAAGCTGGTTGGTCAACAGAGGCTAAAAACGATAATAAACCTAAGCTTAAATTCTCAGAAAGTAAAAGTCCTTCTGACATATTAAATACTGCTTTAACATCTCTTGAACAAGGAGAGATTACAATTACTGAAGCACAAAATCTAGCTAATTTAGCTATCGCCAAACTCAACGTAAGTAAATTGAATGATAATGGCGAGGAAGCGGTAAAAGAAAGGGAAAGCATGGAAGAGTTAATAGATAAGGCTTATACAATACGCAAGGTTCTAGAACATCAGGAGAAACAGAATAAAGGGAACTAAATCATGTTTAAATATAGAGAAAAAGCCAAATTATATATAATAACATCCGTTGTATTACTTTTTAGTGTTTTGGTTTATCAAGGTTGTCAGTCTGTTTATAGTAGAATAAGTCTGTTGGAAAACAAAGTTAAGGAATTGGAATTTGTAGCTTTCAACAAATAAGTTGTTCACAAAAATTGTGGATGAGATTGTGAAATTGTAGTAGCAAATGTTTGTGTAATAAGGTATGGGAATACTGCCTAATAAATAGGCAAGTTTTTTGCGGTTTATAAAAGGAATTTATGGGAAAGTTTATTGATTATATTGTGTTTGTTGTTGTAAGTACTATTCTGGTTTTGTTCTTTTATTCTCCTGTTGAGTTACAAGAAACTATTTTACATATTAGAACCGCTGGAGCTAAATTCTATTTTTTATTAGCTATTATAATTGGGCATTCATATTTTTTTGTGATTTTTGTAGAATGGATAGGATTTAAAATAGTCGATAGGTTGATAAATGACGACAGATAAAGAACATAATAAAAAACTATATGCCTGGAATAGTAAAGAAGGGATGATCTCATTATTCAAAAAGCCTCAAGAAACAGATTTTGATATAAAAGACAAAGATATACAAAGTGCTGAAAAGTCAGATCAAAATTATGCTATAAAGAAATATAGAGAGCTTGTAGCAGCTCGCAAGACCAAGGAAAAGCTACGTCCAAGAGAACCAGAAATCTATCATCACGACTTCTTTAAAAAATAACTAATTGACTTTTATAAAATAATACGTATAATAATATGTATTAAGGAGGTTATTATGCACAAGAAATTAACAATTACTTTAGATGAAAATGTATATCATGAATTACATTCAATAATAGGAAGAGGAAAGATTAGTCAGTTTATAGAAAATTTAGTTAAACCATATGTTCTTAATAAAGAATTAGAGCGAGAATATATAGAAATGGCTAAGGATAAAGAAGCAGAAAGAGAGGCTTACGAGTGGATTGAAGGATGTATAGGTGATATCGATGAAGAGAGGTGAAATATACTGGGTAAGTTTTAATAATCCTATTGGAGAAGAAATTAATAAAACTAGACCAGCTATTATTATAAGTAACGATAATTCAAACAAAGTGTTAAAACGTGTCCAAGTAATTCCCTTAACTAGTAGAACAATGCAATGTTATTCATCCGAGGCTATAGTTCAGTTTAACAACAAAACAAGTAAAGCTTTGGCCCATCAAATAACCACAGTAAGTACGGAAAGATTAGGAAAAAGAATTGGTCAAAATTTCTAGTAAAGATATGCGAGAAGTAGAACGTGCAATCAAAGTACAGTTATTTTTAAAATAAGGTAATAAAATGAACAACACAAAAGCAAAAGAAATAGAAAGGAGAGAAAATGAGGTACTAGATTATCTCTTAGACAATTGGAATAGTAACGAAACAGAAGTAAAAATAAATTATCTCAGGTTGTTAGTAAAAAAATATTATGAAGCAAGAAAATGAACATAGTTGAAGCATTTAATAAATTAAAGGAAAACCCTAAATTAAAAATACAATTTGAGGATAGAAAGTTTATTGAAATAGAAGGTAAATTATATTGTAGTTTTAATAACAAAGCATATATCCATGTAGGATTTGTTGACGAATATTGTTTTAGTTACATTGAAATAATGTCTACAGATTGGGAAGTAGTGGAATGAATAATGAAAAAACATTACAAATAAGAATAAATCAACTAGAAGAAGAAGTGCAAGCGTTAAGAGCTCTTAAACTTAATTCATCTAAAATACCTTATAAATCAATATTAATAAAATATTCGGACGACAATAGTATAGAAATATTATCTGATGAATTAATAACAGTATCAGAGCTCACTGTAATATTAACATCAGGGTTATTAGGTCTAATTAATTCAGCTAGTAAAAATGATATTAAAAATAAAGATCAAATTAAAAAACAAATAAATAACATATTAAAAAATGATAAATTTATATCTGTAAAATTTAACAATTTGTTGCGGTGATTTATATGATAGAAGAAAATAGGAAAAAAAATGAACATAATTGAAGCGATGCAAAAATTAAAATTAGGTAAAACTATACGCAGAAAAAGTCATAGACTGATAGAGAAAACATATGGAATAAAACATGAAAAACCCGTCAGAATAATAGATAAAACTGAAGAAGGTAAGTGGGTACGAGATGAAAAAGGTGATGCGGTCCAAATACAGACTCCAGAAGGTTTTAAAATGATTTTTTTAGAGGACGATATTTTAGCAGACGATTGGGAGGTAGTGGAGGATTAAATGGAATTTAAAGAAGCTTACAAAAAGGTTTAAAACGAGGAAAAACTATTACAAATAGCGAATACAATTTGCGACTAGAAACTACAGAAAGCTTTGGAAATAAATATCTCAAGGTTATATCAACTTGTACAAAAGAAAATGAAAAAGGTTTTTATTTTGATATGAATAAGTTATTTTTCGATAGTTTAGAAGATAACTGGGAGGTAGTAGAATGAAGCTAGCAGAAAAGATTTTTAAATTAAGAAAAGAAAGAGGCTTAACTATTGAACAATTAGCTAAGAAAACAAATTTTAGTAAAGAATACATCTGGGAATTAGAAAATAGTATTACAAGTAAACCATCTACTGAAAAACTTTCAATAATAGCTACTGTTTTAAATACCAATATTAAGTTTTTGCTAGATAATGATAGCCAAGATAAAACCGCAGTAAGCCTTCACTTTGACAAAGAGTTAATGGCTAAAATAGATAAAGATGCTGCCAAGAACATGCGCACTAGAAAAGCACAGGTAATGTATATAATAAGTCAGTATTATTTGAATAAAGAGGAAAAATGAGAAAGTTTACCAAACAACAAGTGGATTATATTTGCGCAAACTTAAACTTTTGGTATATGCAAGCATGGAAAAACGATTTATCTAAAAATTCTTCTAAAGAAAGTTTACAAAAAATAGTTTGTGGTTTGGAAAAATATGAAAATTTAGAGGATGAGTACGATATTAATCCTAAGACCCATCTTTGGGAAACCGAACCTGACTTTTTGGAGTTTGTTGATGAAAGCACGGGATATAGATGTTTTATACAAAGGCATCCAGAACTTAAACACTTATGCGGATATGTAGAATTACCTAAGGAGCATAAATTGTATGGTGAAACAAATGTTGACAATGAACTTTTACTTAATCTAGACGTCCATGGAGGAGTAACTTATGCAAATAAAAAAAAATATTATGTAACTATAAAAGCAATGTGTTTTACAGTAGATTTTGTAGTTGGTTTTGATTGTGGGCACTGGACTGATTATGTGCCTTACTCTTTGCCTTGGGGTATGAATAAAATAATAGGGGATGAAACATATAAAGATATAGAATACGTTACCAACGAGTGTAAAAAGTTAGCAAAACAGTTAAAAGAGTTGGAGTAAGGAATGACTGAAGAAGACGAAAGAAGAGCTATAAACTTACAGGAAGTGTTACAGTTAAAACCTGATGAAGGAGCAATTGTAATAATCAAAAATAATAAGCATAACAGAAGCTTAAAAACATTTAATATTAGCACTGGAAATGTATTAGAAACACTTGCTGCTACTTTAGCAAAAATAATGTATCTCTGTTCAATACAAAAAAATATATCAGAAGAAGAAAGACTTTCATATTTAGAATTATTATTGAGTTTTATAAAAGATGAATATGAAACGCACTATTCCAAAGGAATTAAGCTAGAACTTTAATATAAATATAAAAAATAATGACTGAAGAAGAACGAAAAACAGCAGTAAAAGCGATAGCAAAAGCAATAGAATTAAAACCTGATGAGAACTTTGTGTTATTAATTAAGAACAATACAAACGAGTCTTTAAGGGAATTAGCTTGTAATGTTAAAACTGAACAAGATTTTATAGAAATACTTATTAATCCTTTACTGGGACACTTTAGCGAAGCTTTAATACGAAATGATATTTTAGATTTAGATACTCAACTTTTATTCTTAAAAGAGTGGTTTCAATCTTTAGAAGATCAATATAAAGAACGTCATTCTCAAAAATCTGTAATAGAATCAGAGATTACAATATATTAATATATACTAGTATTAATATATTGTAGTTTATTAAAACTAATATATACTAATATTAGTAAATTAATATATTAGTATATATGAAAATAATAGCAGTACTTAACCAGAAAGGCGGATGCGGTAAGACTACGATTGCTATAAACCTGACTCATTCATTACAGAACTTAGGCCATAAAGTATTACTTGTTGATAGCGACCTCAAGGGTCTGCTAGAGATTGGAACGTAGAAAATGATGGTAGGATTATTCCTGTTATAGGATTAGATCGAGTTTCATTAGCAAGTGATATAGAAGCAGTAAAAGGGAGTTACGAATTTATTATTATAGATGGTGCGCCGTCAATAACTAAGCTAGCAACTGCTGCTGTAAAGATAGCTGATTTTGTTTTAGTACCTGTTCAACCATCTCCTTGGGATATTTGGGCGACATCTGATTTAGTAGAGTTAATAAAAGCAAGACAGGAAGTTGCGGATGGCAAACCCTTAGCTGCCTTTGTAGTTAGCAGGGTGATTAAAAACACCAAGCTAAGCCAAGAAGTATTAGAAGCATTAAAAGAGTATAACTTGCCTGTTCTTAATTCATACACCACGCAGCGAGTAGTATATCCAACATCTGCAAGTGAAGGTAATACTGTGTATACTCAGAGTTTTAACGATGCAACGTTGGAAATAGATTCTATCAGAAACGAAATACTGGAGGCTATGAAATGGCTTTAAAACCTAAACTAAAAAACAATTCCAATCTTTATAAGGAAGAAGCGCTTAAGGAAGTGGTAAAGGAAAAAATGGTAGGGATAACGATACTTGTGCCTGAGTCTGTAAAAGATAACTTAAAGGTAAAAGCTATTCGTAATAAAACCAATATTACTAATGTAATATTAAATTTTATCAAGGAGTATATTAATGTCGATAATTGATAGTAAAAATTTATTAAAAACCGGAAAAATAACAATAGACGTCAACGAAATAAGAGACGAGATAAAAAGGGATTTATTATATGAACTTGATAAACGTTTTCATCCTATGAGATACGCTCTTGCTTATATTCTAGATGTTATTTTTGAACTTCATCCTACTAGATTTAAAAAAGAAAAAAAGGTTTATGATTCGCTAAATGAAGAAGAAAGGGAAAAATATCTTAAAAAAGTGGATAAAGAAGTTTATAAATTACGAGACTTAGAAGAGAAATTAAACGCTACATCTCAGATTGGACATTGTGCTTGTTGTAAATGTAGAGAATATTTAGAGCTTAAACGAATAGCAACCGAGAGGATTATTTTATAATGAATTTTATTGAAGCTATATCAGCGAATAACATTCCATCGAACAACATTTCTTTAATAAAACAATTACTTAATAGCGGCGCAGATATTAATACCCCAGATAAGGATGGCTATACTGCGTTAATGTATTCTGTTCGGTATAATCTTGTCTGGTTAGCTAAGATTCTTATAGAATCTAAAGTAGATGTAAATGCTCAAGATGCTGGTGGTAGAACAGCTTTAATGTGGACTACTTTATATAATTACCCACTTCAAATGGCTAAATTATTAATAGAAGAAGGAGCAGATATTAATATCAAAGATAAAAAAGATCGAACAGTATTTGATTTCGCTGTTATGGAAGATAAACCTGAGTTAATTAAGTTATTAAAAAATACAAATGTTTTGGATAAAGAACAACAGATATTATAAAATCAAGTTCCAACCAACTTTATTCGGAACAATAGATGTAGTGTGTGTTTGGGGTAGCATAGGGGGAAACTTGGGGAATTATAAGGTAATTCCTTGTAAGGGCATTGAGGAAATCAGGGCTATTGTCAATTACGTGAAGAAAAGAAGGAAGCAACGGGGATATGTATTGTATTATATAAACAAACAAAAAGAAATGTTATAGTATGTTTTTAGAAGAATTGGGTTATAAAAAGAATCCTATTGTTGAACGTTTACCACTGGAAACAAAAAGGTATTTATTAGATAACAAGGTAAAAATTTTACCTTATAAACTTAAAATAGCTATTATTGAAGAAAAAAGAGAAATGGCTATAAAAAGTGCAGTAATGCAAGGATGGTGTAATATGGTGCATAGTAGGCTTGAAGTACTTTTGGGTAAAAATATATTTATAAATAATGAAGACCCAATACTTCAGGAGGGGGTTATAAAAGAAGTGGATTAATACCCCCTTTTTTTTTATACCCAAAGCACAAGAAAAACTACCGTTTTCTGGATACTTAAAAAATTATCTGTTTAAACTCCCTTAAAATATCCAATAACTCATTCCAATTATCTATGCTAGTTTTACCCATATAGTTTATCTTTTCTTGTACTATAAATTAGTTGACTAACATAAGTAATTACTTTATAATTACTTTTTATCAACTAAGTAAAAAATGCCAATGCACTTAATAAATATAGGAAATTCCAAAGGAATCAGATTGTCTAAAAATATTATAAATAAATACCATTTTGAAGATGGTTTAGATTTAATAGAAAATGACGAAGGGGTTAAACTTGTTCCACTTAAAAAAAAAGTTACGTAAAGGTTGGAATGAGTTTTTTTCAAAATATCATGATCAAGTTGACGTTGATTTAGAATTTTTAGAATTTGATATTGAGCATTGGTGTGAAGATATTTAAACAATTTGATGTTTGGTTGGTAACTTTAAATCCTACTGTTGGTAGCGAGATTAATAAAACTAGACCATGTGTAATAATTTCCCCTAACGAAATGCACTGGTTAAATACTGTAATTATTGCTCCATTAACAACTAAAGGAGTAAGAGCTCCTACAAGAGTATCGTTTATTTTTAAAGGAGTGGAAAATTCAGTTGCGTTAGATCAGATTAGAACTGTAGATAAAACAAGAATGATCAAAAAACTTGATACTATTCATTCCTCCACGCAAAAGAATATATCTAACGTTTTAATAGAAATGTTTTCATTAGAGTAAAAATTTAGATGCTTGTTGTCGATCTGAAAAGAAAGATAAAAAAACTATGGCATAAAGCGTTCCGTAAAAAAGAAAAAACAGAAGATAAGAAATAATGATTTAGAAGATCATATAACTATTCATCATAGAGAAGTAAGTGATCCATGGACTATGGGGAAAGATGGTAAGAGGCGTTATTCTAAAAATTACTTATTAACTTCAATAAAAGGAATTGCTAAAAGATTTCATAAGAATAAAAAGGACCATATAGCTAATGAAAACAAAATGTTTTATAGGTGGGTAGGAAAGTGAATGGTGTGAGTCATTATGAATAGATAGGTAGATAATATATATTTTTATTCAATTTAAAATATTATGATATAATAACAATTAGGAGAAAAATTATGAAAAGAAAAGGTGAAGAAGAACATAGTGGTATGAAACTAAGGTCAGGAAAAATAATACGTTCTAGTCCAAGGGAGTTACCAAAGGAATTAAATGATGAATTAGAAACTGAATTACAAAATTTTAAAAAAATTATTTTTTAATAATAAAAAAACATGCGAAAGAGGTGTTAAAAATAATTACTAAGGCTAGTAGTATAAATAGCCGCGTTGATATCAGAGAAAAGATAGAAGAAGCGTATAATGAAGATGAGTCGGATATATCTTCATTACAAGGAGCAGCGGGAGATTTAGCATGGTTAATAATTGGTAACAGCTCTTTTTATAAAGAACATAATATAATACCTAAATACCATGATTTAATACAAGCACGAATACAAAACTTTGATTTAGAAACTCCTATATTAGGAGAAGTTGAGGATTTACCATGAAAAGAAAAACGACAAAAAAGCAACGTAATAATACAGGGAAAATTCCTAAAACATCTTCTGTAACTCCTTTAATAACAGCAGTTCCATCAGTCGAAAGTGATTATAGGCAATTTTTAAATAAATTTAGTAATAAAATAATAAATGGTAAGAAGAAAATTACATCTCAGGCTATTAAAAGCTGGCAAGAACCGCCAATAACTTCTGCTGGTCAAATTCAAAATGAGATAGTAAGCAAGTTTAATAAAAATAATAAATTAGGTGTTTCTAAAATTGGTTTTAATCCTAAAAACTCCGAGTCTTTTTATTGGGTCAATGAAGATGGAAATCCAATATTAGATTTAGTCCCTAAAGTAAAAAAACAATTAACAAAAGGTCCTGATACATCAATAGTGGCACATGAGTTGGTACATGCAAACGATCATCAAATTGATCATTTAAATCCTTTAGTATGGAAAAATTTACAAGCTTTAACACTTGCTACTAAACCTTCCAATTTTAAAACATTAAATCAATCGATATCAAAAATTCAAAATAAAATTGATCCCACAAAAGCTTTTAGCAGTAATTATCCAATTGATGAATCATATATCAAACCTGATATGAAAAGCTGCAAAATCTTTAGTTCCTTATAAAATTCCTCTACAAGGTAAAGCTCCTGATTGGTTAAAGTTATTTAATGATATTAATCAAGTAGTAACTTCTCATGCACCGAAAGCTAGCAAACAGTATTCTGGTATTCCAAAAACAGGAGGGGTACCAAATCATTGGTTTTATCTTAATAGAGCTTCTGAATTCCCAGCTTTTATATCAGAAAATTTAACAAGACGATGGAAAACTAATGAAGGAGGAAAAGCAATTGCTCTCTCGACCCCAGAAGCCCAATTTTTACATAGTACTTTAGGAAATATGTCGACTGCTTATCCAGCTGCTGACTATCCTACAATGAATAGATACATTATGACAAGAAGAGGTTCTATAGAACAAGCTTATCCAGGTCAATTTCAATCTAGTGTCAGTTCTGTACCTTCAAAATCATCATCTTCTAGTTCATCTAGTAGTTCGTCATCTCGTAATAAAGGTAAAGGTCCAAAAGCTCCAAGGATGGGTGGTTCACCATTAAGTGTTGCTATTGCTCCTTCCTCATCTTTTTCTCTATTATCACACCAAATCGCTTCACGCGCATTACCTTCTTATGCTGTTCGTCGTTCTCCTATAACAGATAAAATTTCCTCCCCTATTTCTAGTCCATATAATCCAAGTACTCCTTATTTTCAAAAACCTTCTAGTCTTATTCCATTTGGTTATGATTTTAATTTACCAGGACAGGTGGAAAGTCAAGATCAACATGATTTATTTACTGAATTTGAATCTAATCCTATATCACCAGAACAATTAAAATTTAATAAAGAAATGGGACTGGATTAAGTAAAAATTTCCTTAACCTTTTAGTGTAATAAATTAGCAACATTTCCCATAGGTAGGTTATGTATAAAATCTTTACCCTCTTCTCCTTAATCAATTTTAAGAAATTTAATAAATAAAATGAGCAAATATGTGTAGTTGAGATTATAATTAGACAACTGTCGTTAGTCAATAAAAAAGTGGGTTTTACAAAAACAGGAAAGTTAAAAACAAAACCCACTTGAGGTGTATCTTACTTGAATTTTCTACAAAAGGTTTAATAACCCTAGCAGCAATTCTATTTACCTTAAATAGAATTTAAAATTAAAATATTAGTTTTATTTAGAAATTAATAGAAAAACTGTAAAAAAATAACGCAACTTTTACAAATTTGTTACCAAATTATCAAAATTGCGTTGATGAATTATCAATAAAAGAGTACATCAATTACTCGTTGCTAACGCAAGGAGCTTGTAACTAAAGAGGTAATTTATGTTAAGAACACAAACTACTCGATGCTACCATTGGCCGATTGACAGCGGCCGAGCCTTAAATATTTCAAGGTTCTATAAGAACCTAGATTATTTTTTAACAACAATCAAGGAGTTTTAAATGAGCGAAAACAAACTACGCCTAAAATTAAAGACTCTAGCAATTTCCAATCCTCCTCTAAAATTAAAAACGTTTACTACAGAACCAAAAGTAATAAAACCTAAAACAAAACCAAATAAAAAAGCCAAACCAGTTCTTGCTAAAAAAAATAACCTGCTACAGTTACTTGCTCCTGAGATTTACCTAACGATATTAAATCATTTTAAAGTAAAGTATCCTAATTGTTTTTCTGATCCTATTAAACCGCTAGCTATAGGTATAATCAAGGATATGTTAAAAGAAAGAGTAGAACTTAAAATATCAGGAATTAAAATACGTAAATTCTGTCATGTTTACTGTAACGCTCCTGAATATAAAGCCGTTTTAAAACAAGGAACGCCGAGGGTAGATTTACTTGGTAATTCAACTGGATTAGTAGAGGAAAACCACATACAATAATAAATGTATTATACTAATATAATACATTTTAGGAGGTTTTTATGAGTAAAAGTTTTATTCATCAACACATAAAAAATATAAAAAAACAAATGGATAGTTCTGCTATATCTGTTTCTGTAAAAACAATTCCTATTATACCTATTGCTATTAATCAGGATAATATAGCTTCTTCTAATCTAACTGTTTTTATAAAAGAAATTTCCAGAATAAAAGAAGCTCAACAAGCAGCTTTAAAAATAGAAGAAGATAGAATAACCAAAGAAAAAGAACTTGCTGCTTTGGCAGAAGCAGAAAGATTGAGATTGGAACAATTAAAGTTAGAACAAGAAGCCGCTGAAAAAGCAAGAATCAGACAAGAACAGGAAAGGCAAAAACAAGAAGAAACTAGATTACTTCGTGAAGCTCAAGAAAGAAGATTAATCGAATTGGAAAGAGCAAGAACGCTGCAAGAACAATTAAGAAAACTTGAAGAAGACAGAATAAGACAACAGCAACTAGAAATCCAAAGGTTAGCAATACTTGAACAACAAAGGCTAGAACGTGAGAGGATAGCTCGAGAAGAGGAGAACAGACAAAGAGTGGAGCTAGAAAGGCAAAGACTAATCAGGGAACAAGTAGAAAGACAAGAGAGAGAATTAGCAGAGCAAAGGGTAAGACTTGAACAAGAAAGACTAGTTCAAGAACAACAGGCCGCGGCATTACAATTATTACAACCTATTCAAATATTAGCTCCTGAAATACCTGTAGAAGCACCAGTTTTAGAACTTCAACATTTAGAAGAAATACAACCTCATGCTGTATTAGAAGTGCAGGAAATTCATCAAGACATTCAAGAACCATTAGAAGAACCTGTTGCTATAGCTCATATAGAACCAGAGCCATTACATCCTGTAGCAGAAGTTCAAGAAAACAATTTACAGGAACAAGAAGTAATAAATGAGGGTGAAGTACAAGTAGAAGAGCAACCCTTACAGGTAGAACCAGAACCTTTATTACCACTGCCTCATCCAGAAGAACAACCAGTTGAAATAATAGCTGCTGCTCCTTTGAAACAAGAACCAGTAGAACATCCGCAAGAACCAATAATAGAACCGGTTATTGTTGCTGCTCAAGTAGAACTTATGCCTCTTATAGAAATACCTGCTGAAGTTCAGCATATAGAAGAACATAATCAAGAACCAGAAATACCACAAGCTTTAATTGTAGAAGTACAAGGTGGAGGCGAAGAAAGCGACGAAGAACTGGATTATGTCTCTGATTTCTCTGACCTTCCAGAAGCGGAAGAAGATGAATATGTTATGGTAGGATTAGCTGGAGAACACCAAGAACTATAGTTTTTATGATTTTTTAAGAGGTATAAAAAAGTGTGATAAACTAAACATAATAAATTAATTCGGTATTCTATTATGTTAAGAAAAAGTTTGTCCATTATCTTGGTAGCTATCATATTGCTACATAATTCCATAGCTTTAAGTAAGGATTTTTATATAACAATACCGCTTACAATTAGCAACATTGCTTCTGTAAAAGAAAAAAAATCATTCTGAAAATTTTAATTTAACACATGAATCAGCAATATCTCCTATATTCGGTGTGGGATTAGGTTACTACATAAACAGTAATTCAAGAGTAGAACTACTTTTTGAAAATTTAAATTTATTATTTAACGATCAAACAGGCAATTTTAATTTTCTTGAAGATGAGGTTTATACTATAGGAACTAAATCAGTTAAAAGAAGAGTTTTTGGTAAATCTATAAAATGCAATTATTACTATAATATTTTACATAAAGACGCTTTCCAGATTTTTATTGGTGCTGGAATAGGGGGAGTACAAGTTAAAGAAAACAAATCTTTCTTAGTTTCTGGTCATTTTATAGATGCAGGAGATTTACGTTCTTTTCCATCAGTAATTAAAAATGCTAGAAGCGCCAAAACAACTAATTTTACTTATTCCTTAATGGTTGGAACAAGTAAGAATTTCAACTCTATAGGGCATTTTGATTTGACCTATAGTTGGAGGGATTACGGCAAGATAAAAAACAATGGTGTTTCTAATAGATATAAAGGTCATCACTTTTCTTTAGGAGTAAGATTTGACCTTTAGTTTATATGTATGTAACTCCTACTGAAGAAGTTAAATTCAAAGCCTATTTAAGTGTTTTAGAAGCAGAAACTTCCTTATATGATTTTTTAAAACAGGCGTGGCCTATTATCGAAGGAAAAACACCTTTTATTGATGGGTGGCACATTCAAGCTATTGCAGAGCATTTAGAAGCCTGTTTTAAAAGAGAAATTAAGAATCTATTAATAAACGTACCCCCTCGGACTGGAAAAACTAATTTAATCTCTATTTGCTGGCCTGTTTGGTGTCATATTCACGATCCTTCTTTAAAATTTATGTTTGCGTCTTATGCAAAATCTTTAAGTTTGGAACATGCTGTAAAATGTAGAAGGCTTATTGAATCAAACTGGTTTCAAAAGAATTGGGGTAATATATTTAAATTAACTTCAGATCAAAATACAAAAAGCTATTTTGAAAATGATAAAAAAGGTTATAGATTATCTACTTCTATTGGTGCTGCGGTTACAGGTTCAGGTGGAAATTTTTTGGTTTGTTTTCCTTATAATACTGTAATTAAGACCTCTTTAGGGGATTTACCTATTGGTGAAATTATCGAATGTAAAAAAAATTGTGAAATATTAAGTTATAATCATTTTAAGGAACAATTAGAATATAAAACCATTGAAATATATTTTAAGTCTTTCACAAATGAAATTTTACAAATAGAGTTAGAAAATGGAGAAATTTTAGAATGCACAGAAAATCATCCCATTTACATTAACAAGAAGGGCTACATTTTAGCCAAGGATTTAAAATTAGAAGATGTTATATTGTTTTTAAACTAATTCTTGTTTTATATGCTTTAAAACAACAAGTTTTACTACAATATAGTTGTTTACGTTTAGATGTAAATTCTTTTTTACAAGTACTACATTGTATAGGGATACTAATATCCCTTTTATTTTTATTATAAAAAGCTTTTTTGTTGCATCTTTTAGAGCAATATTTACCTGTATTAAGTCTATCGGAGTGAGTTGTATATTCTGTTTGACAAATTAAACATTGTTTAGTTATTGGATAAATATTTCTATTATTTGTTTGTTCTTGAGTTGTACTCCATTTACAATTTTCAGGAAAATAACCTAGATTATTGTTAATTCTATCTATTGAATAAATTTCTTTAGGCAGTGGCTTTTCTCCCATATCATTAAGGAAATTTATAAAACCATCTTTTCCTAACCATTTTTCGTATATTTTAATTCCTTTACCTCCGTATTTATAGTAATCTTTATTTTTATAGTTATTACATCTAGTTTTCATATTTTTCCATGTCGAATATTCAGATGATGAAATTCTTTTATTATTTTTACTAGATTTTTTTCTAGCGCCGTGCTTAGTTCTCATTTTTAAAAATTCGCTAGCTATTTTTAAAGAACAGATTTTGCATTTTTTACTTAATTTTTTATATTGACACTTTGAAACATTCCCACACTCGCACTTATATATGGTATATAAATTACCTTTTAATATTTCAAAACCTTGGATAATTATTTGATAGTATTTTTTACCTATTTCTGTTAAATATTTTTCAGGGACTTTTTTAAACATTATATTCTAAATAGAATAATTAAGAAACCCCATGATAGAACATCTAAAAATAAAATCAATAAAAAGAATAAAGAAGTATATTCCAGTTTATAATATATCTGTAAAAGATAATCATAATTATTTTGCTAATAATATTCTTGTTCATAATTGCGATGATCCCAATTCTGCAAGCGATTCTACTTCACAAATTAAATTAGAAAATGTTAACAGATGGTTTGATCAAGTATTTTCTACAAGGTTAAATAATCCCAAAAAAGATGTTCGGATCGTTGTTCAGCAGCGAATACATGAAAAGGATATGTCTGGCCATATTATGGCTAATGATGATGCAAACGAATGGGTAAAACTTATCTTGCCTATGGAGTTTGAAGAAAAAAGACGTTCTAGAACAGTTGTGCTGCCAAGTACTAATGGCCAGATATGGGAAGACCCAAGGATAAAAGAAGGGCAATTACTTACACAGGATAGATTTTCTATAAAAGAAATTAATCGCTATAAGCAAGACCTTGGCTCTTATGGTTATGCAGGGCAATATCAACAAAGACCAGCACCAGAAGAGGGGGGAATAATCAAAAAACCATGGTTTTGTTGGTGGAAAGATACTACGCCTCCTGAAATTGAGTTTGTCATCCAGTCTTGGGATACTGCTTTGACAGCAAAAGATGTATCAGCTTATTCAGCATGTACTACATGGGGGGTATTTTATGATCATAATTACGTAGAAAATGTCATTTTATTATCTATGTGGCGAGATAGGATAGAATACCCAGAACTTAGGGAGATGACAAAGCGATTATACTTTGATTATAGAGATACTGGCAAAACCAGAAATCCTTTATTTAAAGGACGTCCAGTTGATATGTGTCTTATTGAGGCCAAAGCTTCTGGTGATCCATTAATACAGGATTTAGCCTTAGGGGGAATTAGGGCTATTCCTTTTGTTCCTAACAAATACGGCGATAAAATTCAGAGAGTAAGGTTAATTACTCCTTTAATTGAGGGAGGAAGGGTTTGGTTACCTGCTAAACCTCCATCTTATGATAAATTATTACCTTTTGCTGATGAATTTATAGAATCCGTGGCTTGTTTTCCTAACGCTGAGTCTCGGGACTTAGTTGATACAATGACTCAAGCCTTATTAAAACTGAAAGATGGTCAATTTTTACGTCATCCAAAAGACGAAAGACCAAGTCCTCCTTCTTATAAAGAAATTAAAGTATATTAAATCCATATAATTATATGGATTATTATATTTATTTATGATACACTTTTGTAAAAAGCGAAAGTGAAAATTGTTTTTGAATGGCACGAAGTAAAGAATCAATCTAATATAAAAAAGCATAATGTAAATTTTTATGATGCTCAATTAGCTTTTTTAGATTTACACAGAGTAGTGTTAGAAGATTTAGACCACAGTACCATTACTGAAAAAAGATATTTTTGTTTAGGAAAAGTAAACAATCATGTTCTTACAGTACGTTTTACTTTAAAAAATAATCATACTATAAGAATTTTTGGAGCGGGTTATTGGAGAAAAGGAAAAAAAATTTATGAGCAACAAAATGGTAAACTATAGCGATGGTGAAATAGGAAAAGTAAAAATAATAGAAGATTTTTTACCTAATCCTAAAGACTTGGTTTTAAAAGATGATTCTACAAAAATTACTATTGCTTTAAGTAAAAATAGTGTTGCTTTCTTTAAAAAGCAGGCAAAAATTTATCATGTTCCTTACCAAAAAATGATTAAAGCAGTATTAGATAAATACGCCACTTATTATAAATAAGTATATTAATTAACTCCTAGTTGATTTTAGCTTAAGTTTAATATATAGTACGCTGTCTTTTTGTTAATCTGTATATATAAATAAATTTTATGGCTCGTAGTAGTAAGGAAGTTGATACATTTAATAAATTTATTGGTAATAAAATTTTTTCTTTGAGACTTGGAAAAGGAATATCACGTCATGAATTATCAAAATCAATAGGAGTTACCCATCAACAACTGCAAAAATACGAAAAAGGAGAAAACAGAATATCAGCAGCGCGTTTAATTTTAATAGCAAAAGCTTTAAACGTCATCCCTGCTTACTTCTACGAAGAACTGGAAGTTACAAATGGTCAAGAACTTATTACTCAACACCAAAGAATGTGCCTTGAAGTCTCACGTAACTTTATGAAGATTGCTAACCCTGAATATCAAACCGCCGTTAATACTTTTATAAAAACGATAGCTAAGGCTAGTTAATATTTGAAATTATTTATTACAAACTCTTCTAATAAATCTTTTGTTAGTCTTTCTGTTAACTTGTTTTTATGTTTATTAATACTCAAAATAGGTAATTTTGCTTTTAAAAAAAGCTTATCTAAATCCAATGTTTTTTTGGTGTTTGTTACCAAAAAGAAAACCGGTAGAATCTTTTTTTCCGGTTTTGGTTGATATGTTCTAAAAATCTGAGTTATTTCCGGTTTATGCTCTAGAAATTCTATTTTAGTGCCTATAATTATATGTTCTTTTTCATGCCTTAAAACATAGTATTCATCTAGCTTCTCAAGGTTTTTTACGAATTTTTCAAGAATTTCCAACATGTGATATAATTTTAATTAAAGTTAAAGTTATGCGCTAATGAAAGCTACTCTAGATGATATCAGAAAAATAGAAGATTTAGAAGACGGTTCTAGTGTTTATGAAATTGGAACACCAGAACTAGAAGAAACTACGTCAGATAGTTTTTATCAAAATCTAGCTGAAGATTTTTCTGAAGAAGGATTAAAAAAGCTTTCTGCTTTTTTACTTGATAGCATTGACAAAGATAATCTATCCCGTAAAGAGTGGATGGAGTCGGTTGAAAAAGCAAAGCAGTATCTGGGATTCTCAATTGAGGATTTGGAAAATGTCCCTTTTAAACAAGCTACCCGTACTTTTGATACAACCCTTGCTAATTCCCTGATTCGTTTTTATTCAACTGTAAGAGCTGAGTTGTTGCCTCAATCAGGGCCAACTGGTTTTAAAATCAACGGAATAGAAACTGAAGAAATATTAAATAGAGGAGAGAAAGTAAAGGATTGGCTTAACTATTATCTTACGACAGTTGATAAAGCCTATTATCCGGATTTTGAAAGGTTTTTATTATACCTTGGCTTATATGGGAGTGGTTTTAAAAAGGTTTATTATGACAGGATACTTAAGCGCCCTATAAGTCGTTTTATCATGCCGCAGGATTTTATAATTGACGGCGATTGCACTTCAATTATTGAGTCAAATCGTTTAACTCATGTTTTGCATCTATCAAAAAGAGAAATCATTTTAAACCAACAAAACAATGTTTATCGAGATGTAGAGCTTCCTTATTTAAAAACATTGGAAATAAATGAAAATGATGAGAACGATAATTATTTAAACAAAATTAAAAAGGATGTTGACCTTGATGTATATACTAAGCGTTCTCTATTTCCTATTTACGAGGTTCATACTTATTTAAATTTAGAAGAATATAATAAAAAAGACAGTTTTAGCAAAAAGGAGAACACTGTTCCTCTTCCTTATATTGTTACTATCGATAAAATGTCTAAAGAAGTTTTGTCAATCAGAAGAAACTGGGCAGAAGATGACGAGACTCAAGTAAGGGAGAATTATTTTATCCAATATAATTATCTTCCTGGCTTTGGTATTTATGGAATTGGGCTTGCTCATCTTATTGGAGCAAATGCCATTACACTTACAAAACTACTTCGCCAATTAGTAGATGCTGGTTCATTTAAAAATCTACCAGCTGGACTTAGGGCAAAAGGATTCAAGCAACAACAGAATGACATAATTGTTGGCCCAGGTGAGTTTGTTGAAGTAGATACAGGCGGTATACCACTTGCTGAAGCATTTATGCCTCTTCCTTATTCTGAGCCGTCAAATGTGCTTAGAGAGCTAAGAAACGAAATAATGAATCAGACCAAAGAGCTTAGTTCAACAAGTGAAATGGGTATGCTTGACTCTAAGGAAGACATAGCAACTGGTACTGTTATGGCTTTTTTAGAAACACAAAATCGTATTCAGTCAGCGGTACTTCGTTCAATTCATTATTCTTTAACCTATGAACTACAGTTAATTAACAAACTTTTTAGCAAAACGATTACTGCTGAACAGTTTAGTATTAACCAGCAACAACAGGAAATTACCTCAAGTGATTTTAGCGATGAAATAGCTATTATCCCAGTTTCTGATCCTGCAACGAACTCTACAATTCAAAGAATAATGAAAGCAAGGGCTACAATGGAAGTAGCCTTGCAAGCTCCAGAGCTTCATGATTTGCGGAACGTTTTTGCTATGGTTTATAAATCTCAAGGGCTTGATAATCAAGAGATAGATAGCATTTTAAAACCTCCACCTCCACAAGAAGAGGAAACACTACCGCTTGATCCTATTAATGAAAATGTCAACACCTTAAAAGGATTACCTGTTAAAGCGGCTATCTGGCAAGAACACGCAGCTCATAAACTTATTCACGGCGAGTTTGCAAAACAAAACCCTGACTTACAACCAATTTTACTTGCTCATATTAAAGAACATGAGGCGTTTGAATATTTAATACAGATGCAACAATTATTAGGGCAAGAATTACCACCTTTAGAACAAATACAAGACCCTAATATTCAAAATACCATTGCCTTAGCAATAGCAAATGTATTACCGCCAGTAGAGGCAGATCAAGGGCAAGCTCCTGTTGATCCAAACGCTTTACTGATGGCAGACATCCAGCAGAAACAGGCAGAAACTGCTGCTAAAGAAAGAATAGCTAATTTAAAAGCTGAAACAGATATTTTCAAAGCCCAACTCGATTTTGAAAAAGAAAAAGCCAAAATTGAGTCCAATGAAGATATGGCGAAGTTAAAATCAGAAACCGAACTAACTAAACAAGAGTATCAAAATGGAAATTACTAAAAACATGAAAGCCGGTTATCAAGGCAAACGTGATGCAATGAGAGTAAAGGCTGAAAAACTACTAAATCACCCGGGACATGCAAAGGATGTTTATTACTCAAAATCCTGCGCTGATAAAGAAGAAATCAGACCTTATAAAACAGGTGGTCATGTAAAAAAGCATAAGGAGCATGAAGCAATGGAATCTAAAAAATATGAAGAAATGGAACATCGTAAAAGTGGTGGTCAAATGAAAAAAGACAAAACCTGTCAAAAATTTGCGATGGGAGGAGTAGCTAAAATTCGCCATGAAGAAGCAACCCCTCAAGGTTTACCAAAAAAGTTTAAGAAAAAATCATTAAGGGAAGTCCTATAAATGCAGATGATTTCAGTACAAATAATTGAAAATTTGATTAAAGCTCAAAAAGAATTAGAGCAATTAGTAACAGAGGGCAAAATAACCAGTTACGAAAATTATAAATATTATATAGGCCGTATTCATGGTTTACAGCATGCGGCCGTAATATGTCATGACACAGCAAAAAGGAGCGCAAATGATTAAAAATATTGATGAAGTTTTTAAAGACGATCCACAAATTGATTTTTTAAACTATTCTTTAGAAGAAGAAATAGCCAAGTACGATGGAGTTGAGCCAGTTGGTTATCAATTGTTGATTCGGGTATATGTACCAAAAAAAATTACAAAAATAGGAAACCTTTTATTGCCTGATGAATCTATCGATAAATTAAGTCAGGACGCTAAATTTACCAATTTAACTGGACTAGTAGTAAAAATAGCCCCTGGTGTATACAAGGATCAGGATCGTTATATGTATACCGGCCCTTATTGCCAAGTAGGGGACTGGGTACAGTTTCCAAGAGCAAGTGGTCATAGTTTTGCCCATAATGGTCTTACCTCAATTTATATGACTGAAGATTATGTTTTAGGAAAAGTAAAAGACCCAAGAACAATTACTAGAATTACGGCTTAAGTCAAGTTTAGGAGAACTGGAATTTGACCAACCTTGACTTAAAGCCGTCTACATCCAATTTGATAAATAATAACAAACGGAGTGATAATGAATATATCAACAGAAACGCCCGCTAACAACCAAGAATATGAAATACAGGAAGATAATACAGGTCTTGCTGAAATCCAAGCTGCTTTGGAAGAAATAGAAAAACTAAAAAACGAATCACAGGAAGAAGAAAAAGAAGAGCTAGAAGTCGCAGAAGAAAAAGAAGAATCTGCTACAGAAGCTGCCCTTGAGGAAGAAATAGAAACTCCTAAAAAGAAAGATAAAAAACTCTGGAAGGAAATAAAACGCAAATATCAGGTAATGGCTGAAAAAGAAGCGTTAGCTAAAGAAAACGCCCAACTCCGTCAAATGCTTGAGGAATCATTAAGTTCAGGTACTTATCATTATGGAAAGAGTGCATATGCTGAACTTGAGAGAGCTAAGGAAAATAAAAAAAGAGCCATTGAAGAGGGAAATGTTGACTCGCTTATAGAAGCTGACCTTGCCTTAACAAAGGCTATGAATGCAATTAGCGACCTTGAAAAATGGGCGTATACAGGTAATTCAAAAAAGCCAGAAATACAACAACTTATAAATAACAATTTAGAATACGGCGAGACAGAAACTGAAATAATAGCTGACTGGCTTGAAGATCATCCTTACTTACAACCTACATCTTCTAAATATAATGCAACACTTGCTAATCAAGTTGCCGATTTTGTTAATCGCTTAGACAGCACAATTGCCCGTAGCGGTAATAAGGATACTTACTTTTCAGATGAATATTTTGGCGCAATAGATAATTACATTACAGAACTTAGAAAAGGCAATGGAAAAGCCACCAAAACCGCAGAGCAGACAGCACATGTCGGAGGAGTAAGAAATTCCTATAGTTCATCTCCTATTAACAAAACCAGCGGTTCTAAACAGATGATTTTAACAGCAGATGAAAAAAGAATGTGTGCTAATGCTGGGATTAAAGAAGAAGAATGGCTTAAGTACAAATTAGAAGATTTAAAAAAAGGTAAATAATTATGACACGCAATAATAGAGAAGTTGAAACAAGAGTACATGAAATGAGAGAAGTATACGATACTGAATACACAAGTCCACTTGCTATTCCTCCAGGAGTAAAAAAAGACGGCTATTCTTATAGATGGGTAAATACAGGAATAAAAGGAGCTGAAAATCACAGAGTTGAAGAAATGGCCGCTAAAGGTTGGACTATTGTACCAGCAGAAAGAGCCCCTGGTTTCTGTTTTGATCCATTAGGGCGCAATCCAATGTATAAGCAATTTATTTGTTATAAGGACGTAATCCTTATGGAACGTCCAGAAGTTTATTGCAAACAAGCTACTGATGCTTTTAATAAATTTAATGACAATAGGATCAAATCCCTTAGAGGCGTTAGTAATGATATTGGTAGTTTTTCAAGACCTCTTAATTCCATAAATAGTTTTTAAATCATGGCTTATACTCTACTAACTGGGACTACTGTTTACCCTGCTCAGGTCTCTTATCAATTAATTAATTTAACAGCTAATGTCACATTATTCTGGCCTTCTTCTTTTGGTTCAGGGCTTGCAGCAGCTGGTTATAATGATGTATTACCTACTGCTGATGGTTATATAATTACACTTCCAGATGCAACCTTAGGGGCTATTGGTAGTGATACTATTTTTAGTAATGTTTCTGTTTATGAATTTGATATACATACAAACGACGGGGTTTTTCTTCACACAGTAAATCCAGGTGAGATTGTAGATTTTAAGCTATATGATAATTCCACCATTGCGGGTAGTTGGCGTATTATCCCTTTTGGTGGAGGATACAACGGAATAACATCATTTACAGCGCAAAGTACTGATAATACTATAGTTATAACAAATGGTAATAACGTTCAACCCCCTGGGGCTACAATTAATTTTCAGTTACCTACCTCTATTAAAAATCTTAATAACGTAGTTACCACAGGTTTTCCGGTAATCAAGACTACTGCTCCTTTAACTTGGGGAACAGTACAGCTTGTTGCAGGTACAAATATAGCAATTACTAATCCAGACGGAATTAATGCAAGTCCTGTTATTAATTTAAATAATAACGTTGCAGGTCTTACTTCCTTGCAAGTAGGAGGTCTTGAGATGACCGGTTCAGAAATAACTACTACAGCAACAGATGGGAATGTTTTAATTACAAGCGATGGAAATGGATTAGTAATCATTAATGATGTTACAATCGATACTAATGGCAAGATGGTTGTAAATGGTGAACTTGATGTAACAGGAACTTTTATAAGTCCTTTTACTCCTAAAGCTTGGTGTACATTTACAGATATTTTAACTTTAACATCAAATGATATTACTTTAGAAGCGAGTGCTAATGTTACTTCAGTTACGGGAGCAAATGGAGTTTATACAATAAATTTTACCACTCCATTATCAACTGTAAATAATTATGGAGTACTAATTACCATGGGAACTACTGGCGGTGCACTACCTTTTGTTTCTCATGGTTTTTGGACTGTAAGAGAAGCTGGTTATGTAACCATTTCAATAGTTGATGCAAGCGGGACATTAGTAGCATCTGCTCCTCAAGGAGTAACTGTAATGATCATGTCTACATGATTTTTACAAAAAAAATAGAATTAAAAAAAATATGTTATAATACATATAAATAGTAAAAAAGTTTCTACGAAACTCAAAATCGTATCCTTAGTTTTATCCTTTTCCTTTAAAAGGTGTTTAAGTCAGGCGAGACTTTAAAACGTCTAATTAGGTTATCTATCTTCCCTTAAAAAAGATTCCAAAAATACCATAGTTTCTACGCAACTTAAAAGCGTCCGCAGGGTTTTGTCTTTCTTATCCAAAAAGAATCTTAAGTAAATTTTAATTTAACTAAATTTAAAGAGGTTTTTATGGCTTACGGAGTCAATGCTCCTTTTGGTTTACAACCAATTTCATCAATTAGTGGAGGAAGCTGGACTGAAAAAGTAAACGAATATTATATTTATGCAAGTGCAGATGGGGCTACAACTTATGGCGACATCTATTTTTACTGGTGATCCAGTAATCTGGAATACCGCCGTCGCAACTACTCACATCTGCTATTCCTACAATCGCCAGATATCCTATAGATAACGCTACTGTTGCAAACGAAATAGCGCCAGTATTAGGGGTTTTTATGGGTTGTGAATATTTTTCAACCAATACTGGTACTAATAATCTAATTAAATCACCTTTTTGGCCTGCAAGTACTGTAGTGATGCCAGGAACATTTATAAAAGCATTTGTTATTGATGACCCAGATGTTGTTTATGACATTCAGATTTCATCGAGTACTGATGCTAACGTTGGTAATGCACGTTTATTGGCTCTCCTACTTTTCTAACCAAAACTGCTAACTTGGTTACATCGGCCAGAAGGTGCTTTTGGTAGTAACTTTGCGCTAAATATAGCAGGTGGTGCTAATTTTAGTACAGTTATCAATGCTTATACCACTGCAACAGGATCCTTACGCTAATAATCCAGCTAGCGTTCAACTATAACTGGTCAATCAGCATTTTATCTTGATGTAGCTACGCCAGTAGGTTGGAGACTGCAACTCATGATTATCTAGCAACTGCGACATTACCTTTAAAAGTATGTGGGATGGACACACAAACCCAAATAACGTAGCATGCTACAGGTTTAACCCACGGCAACTACACGTCATTCTTAAACGTACGAGTCATCATCAATAACCATGTATACGGCCACAGCGTTGTCGGAACAACTTTAGCTTAAATCGGAGGATAGAAATAACATATGATTAATACCGGTCAAATTGCTCAGTTACTACGTCCTGGATTAAAGGCGGTTTTTGGGCAATATCCAACATATCCTGAACAATGGACAGAGATATTTAAAACTTACCAATCTGACAAATATCAAGAAATCGAAGTAGAGATGAAATACCTCGGTGCTGCTGATATTAAACCAGAGGGTCAACCAATTGCTACCGACTCAATGGGTCAAAGGATTGTAACTAACTACATTCACAAAAGAGTGGGTTTAAGCTTTACAATTACAAAAGAAGCTGTAGAAGATAACCTTTATCAAAACCAGTTCCCAGAACAAGCAAAATCTCTTCGTAATTCTTTAAGGATTACCAAGAATATTCTTGGTGCTAATATATTAAACAATGCGTTTAATGCAGCTTATCCTATTGGAGATGGTCAATCAGTTTGTTCTGTTACACATCCAATTGACGGTGGTACTTTTGCTAATGCTTTTGGAGCTGGTACTGCTAACGTTGATTTTAGCGAAGCTGGTGTCGAACAAGCTATAATCTTGATTCAAAAATTCCCAATGCAAAGCGGGATTTTATCTCAAACTATGGCTAAAAAGATGATTCTACCAAGAGAGCTACAATTCTCTGCTTCTCGTCTTTTAAATTCAGCTTTCCGTGTTGATGTAGCAAACAACGATATAAATGCTTTATATCACAATGACTACATACCGGAAGGTTATAGAATCAATCAGTTTTTAACTTCACCTACTGCGTGGTTCATTTTAACTGACGCAGAGGATGGTTTAAAACATTTCCAAAGAACTCCAGTTGAGACTGATACTTATGTAGATTATCCAACTGACAACGTTATGGCTAAGGCTACAGAGCGTTATTCTTTCGGGGTTTCAAACCCTCGTGGTATTTTTGGATCACCAGGTGTTTAAATTGGTAATAGTGGGTCATTTAATGTGACCCACCTTTTTAAAAAGGTATTTCATGTCAAGATCATTAAGTTATATTTTTCCTGCTGGCAATACTACTGATGTTTGTTTACTTCAAACATTAGGTGGAGCTGCTAACCTCAATTTAAATGGTAATCTTGCTAATTTAGTTAATGGGCAAGTCTCTTTTATTCAAAAAGGATATAGCCGTCAGATTTCTTTGACATCAGGAAATAATTTATCAGGTAGAACATTTACTGTTACTGGTATGCAAAATGGTGTAACTCTTACTGAAAACATAACAGGCCCTAATAATAATACTGTTTATTCAGTGCAAGTTTATGATGTGATTAATTCAATTAGCGTTGATGGAGGAGCAGCAGGAATTAGTATAGGGACTGGGTGGCAAGGATTTTTTCCATTAATCGGTATTAATCTTGAACGGGATGTTATTAATTATACTTTAACCTTAGCAAGATTAACAGCTGCATCTGTTAGCTTCTCTGTATATGGAACATTAGATAATATAGTTAATAATAGAACATATTTAGACCATATAGCTAATAACTCTAATTTATTTCAGATTCAAGCTCCAAGTACTACAGCTAATTATGTTTATTCTGGTTTAACTGGAACATACACTTATATATTAGTCCAATTAGGAGCAGGTGTTGGTACTATAGCTAATAGTATGAAATTGAATTTTATTCAAATTTAAGGAGTTCCTATGGCAGTTTTTACTAAATTAACATGGCCTATCGTAGATAAATCTGCTGTATGTGCATTACAAGATGTAGGAACTGCTGGCCCAATAGTATTAAACGGAACATTAAACGATCCAAGTATTACTCCTCCGCAAGTTTCTTTTATCAATTCAAATCTAATAAGGTCAGTATCAATTTCCTCAGATAATAATTTAAGCGCACGAACCTTTACTATTACTGGGTTTCAAAATAATGCCCCTGTTGAAGATACGATAGTAGGTCCTAATAATAATACTGTTTATGGTACTAAAAATTTTGATGTAATTACCTCGGTTAATGTAGATGGAGCAGTTACTGGTGTCAGTATAGGAACTGGTAGCACAGGATATTTACCTTTATTTGTAGTAAATACTGGAACTACAACAATTAATTATTCAATGTCGGTTATATTTCCTCCAACTGTTACTACAAATATTAATTATTCTGTTTATCAAACATTAGATCAGATTAATACTAATTTCACTCTTTTTGATAATCAACTTGGAAATTTATTTCCAGTTCCTGGTTTAATTAATCAGACAATTTCACAAATAGCTAGTTATCAAACTTTTGTTAATTTTATTTTATTAAAAATCAATAGTTCTGGAACTCCCTTAACTGATACTTTTGATTTCATATTTTTACAAGCTTAATAAAAAGGTAAAATCTATGGCACGTAGTAGAGCAACAAGAAATGCAATGATAGAAATGCACAAAAAACCTAAAAAGTGGATTCAGCAAGCTATAAATCCTGAAACTAAGGGTGCTCTTCATAAAGCTTTAGGAGTAGCTATAGATAAAAAAATCCCAGAAAAAAAGCTGGAAAAAGCTACTCATTCTAAAAATCCTTTAACTAGAAAAAGGGCTAATTTAGCAGAAACTCTAAGAAAATTTCATTAATGGTAAACTATGCCTACTACTTCAGGAAAATATACTTTTCAGGTTATAGAAGTTGAGCTTATCATTAGGGAAGCTTTTGAGCGAATAGGCATTTTAGGAGAATTTGTTGAAGCTCAGAAATTAAATGCTGCTAGGCTCAGTATAAATTTCCTGCTTTTAGAATGGATGAATAAAAGTGTTAATCTCTGGACACTGCAATCTGCTTATTTACCACTTATAACCAATCAAGGACAATATATATTTGACAATATAGTAGGTGATGTTATCCAGGCAAACCTTAGAACTTCTACTCGTCAATTAAACGGAGCACCACAAAGTAATACTACTAATACATATGATGGAAATGGCGGAGGAGTAGCTGCTAATGCTTTTGATGGGAATCCTACAACAGCTTGTACCCAAAACGGTCAAAATGGTAATATTTCTTATGATTATGGAGATGGTGTTACGCAGCAAATTAATTTTATAGGTATTCAATCAAATTCTAATACACTTTATACATTGTTAGTAGAATATTCACAAGATACTATGAATTGGACATTGTTATATACAATACCGGTTCAAACTTTTACTGCTGGAGTTAACTTATGGTTTGATGTTCCTACTCCTATAGATGCAAGAGCATATAGGATCAGAGAAACGGGTGGAGCAACACTTAATATTCAAGAAATATATTTTAACAACAATATTCTTGATTTACCTATATCAAGCGTTAGTAGATATGAATATTACACCTATCCAAATAAAAAACTACAGGGAAGACCTACTATTTATTATTTAGATAGTCAGATTAATCCTATTTTTAATTTATGGCCTGTTCCATCAAGCCAATATAATTGCGTGCAATATACCTATAAAAAAATGATGCAGGATGTGGGGCTATTTACTAATTCCTTGCAAATCCCGCAGCGTTTTTATCAAGCTATGGTATGGGGCTTAGCTTATCATATGGCTTTAAAATACAATCCTCAGGTAGCTTCCATGATGCTTTCTGAATACGATAAGTCCTTTGTTTTAGCAACAAACGAAGATGCTGAAATAACACCTATTAGAATTTATGCTGATTATAATAAGGAATATTATTTATGAGTTGGGTAAACAAATGGAAAAGTAAATATGTAGTTATTGATCCTAAAAATCCATCTGCCTTAGGTGAATGTGATGATAGTGGTTTTACCTTTAATCGTAAAGACCTAGTTAAACAAATGGAATGGAGAGGAGATAATCTTGTCTGGACTGGTCTTATGGTTGGAAAACCTTATTTGGATGTCCCGCAGGAACAGAATCGGCCACCGCTAGTAAAAGCTGATCCAAGACCTGTAATTAATCCAAGATTACCAACGCCTTATACTGACCCAGAAGCAAATCAGGTATTACCAAATAATCAGCTAACGGCTAAACTTAATAATTTTCATTGGGGGAGTTAATTTTATGTGTGGACGTGCAATTAGATGTATTACAAATGTTTTTTATGAAGCTGTCTGTGGAGTAATTATTAATTTTTGTTGTTATAGGCCAATTTATGCCTGTGTTGATATAATATTTAATCAATGTATAAGATCATGGAATGAAAATAACAATCAAAATGCTGCCCCTCCAATAAACGTGATAATTCCTGCTGTAGTTGTAGATCAACATGTACCAGAAGATGTTTTTATTATGGGAAATAATAATCATATCGGAGATGATATAGTTTAAATTATGAAATTTGATGTTTTGCATAATTTTATTTCGCCTGTTACTGGTAGAGTACTTTGTGATCCTAATTATGTGCTAGTTGGAAATGTTAATGGTATTGCTGTTCCTACAATTAGTATTCCAGCGGGTAATTTACCTAATCTTTCTTTTAATAAATTTTGGGTAGGTAATACAACAAGTCGTCCTGTTGAATGTATAGTTGATTTACCAATATGTTATGCTGCTAGTACATCAAATATAATAGCTATTTATGATAATGGTAATAATGGAATAGGTGCTACCCTAACTTTAGGGACTGGAGGAATATTTAGTCTTGATGGTGTTTTCCCTTCAATCGGTTCTTTTGTTTTAATAAAAGATCAAATTTTAAGTTATCAAAACGGAATATATACTTACACTACTAATTTACCTCTTATAACATTAACTAGAGCTGATTTTTACGATGAAACTCAAGAAATTCGCCAAGGCGATGTAATTAACGTGCAATTTGGTAATACTCATGAATTAAGTACGTGGGTACAAACTCAAATAATAAATACAATCGGAATTGATAGCATTACTTATATTGGCCCTCTTGGCCCTCCTGGACCACAAGGCCCACAAGGCCCTGAAGGCCCAAGGGGACCAAGGGGACCTTCAGGAGGAGGAGGCGGCGGGGATTCTATTTTTGGTAGAATTGCCAGTGGTATTGCAAATGGTATTGCGAATGCACTGGTAAATAGATTAACAGACACGGCATTAGGGGGATTAGCTCTTGCAGTAAGTGTAGCAAGTCTTGGTGTAAGTGCAGGTGCGCTTAGTAATTCTTTAAACAAACCAAGAGGAGCGCAATATACTTCAGGTGTTCCTACAGTAGATTTAGTAGCTAATCTTAATCTGCATAATTCAAGAATTGAAAATATAGCTCAATCTCCAGGAGGAGATTTTGATGCAGTTAGTGCTAGATGGGTCTGGGATTTATTAAATGACAACGTAGAAATTAAATGGGAGAAATAATATTTTATGCCAATGAGTACGATAACAGTTGCTGGCATTAATCCTGCTCTTAAAATTTTAGGAGCAACACAGCAATTTAATTACACGCAAGAATTATCAACTTTTCAAATAACCAATAGCTTTATTCCTACAGGTTTAATTTCTTCTACATTTAATTTTGAGCTAAGAAATAACTTATATTCAGGATTTAGATGGGTTCATTTAACCAACAGCACTGACACTCATGGTTCATTAACTTTGCAAAGTTTTGTAAATGCACAACCTACTGGAACTAGTATTTTGAGTTTTGGACAAAACGGAGGTATTACGCTTGATGCCCCTGTTGTTATATCCAATAATCTCGATCTAAATAATAACAAAATAATAAATTTAGCTAATCCAACCAATCCTCAGGACGCCGCTACCAAGTTTTATGTAGATAATGCTGGCGGTACTATAACTTTAATAGGTAATGTTACAGGTAGTGGAATACTTAATACAAATATTACTACTACCC